TTCGATATAGCGATAAAGTGTGGCGGTGTGTATTCCCGCATAGAGACAAGCCATTTCGTCAGTGAATGCGTTCATGAATGCATCCTCAAGTTTTGCGAGCGAAAAGAGCGGTTGAAACTGAGCCCCAATCTCAAGGCGCAAACAGTGATTGTAAAGGACATCGAGAACGTCGGCGGAGCACGCTATTGGGCAGAGCGCCGCATGCCGGACTTCATGCCAAAACAGACAGTCGTACTCGGTGGCAAGGTGGAGACCGAGGACACCACAGTGAAAGTAGCGATCCGAGAAGTGGCAGATCGATTCGAGGAAGAGCTTAAAAAAACAATCGCGGCAACGCACAAAAAATCATGACCAAAATGACCCTCACAAAGCGCATCCGTACCTTCCAAGTGGACCAGAAAACAACCATGGTCCCCGATGGAGCAGAGATGGTCGACGGTAAGTTCGTCGTCAAAGAGGTCGAGAAAACGACCAACATGATCACGAACATCAAACGACCCGAACGCATGGCAGCACAAACATCAGTGAACGTTGGCGACTGTGGCATCTGTTACCAGCCCATATACGCCTCACCCGGACAGCTTATTAGGACAGGCAAGCTCGGCATCTCTCACAAGGCATGCAGGGGGCGCGGAAAGAATAAAACAAAGGGCTATGGATAATCACACTCACCAGTTCATCAAGGTAAGCGAGCTCACAAAGGCAACCGAGAGCAAGAACGTCCACATCTACGGCGCAGAGGTTGTCTGCGCTCTTTGTGGTGACGTGCGCCATGTATTTGCGGACGGATCAGTGAAAGAAATCGTAACAAATGCTTAACCAATGCTACTCTCAGACCACAGCATCCATGCGTGGATTCAAGAGAACGAGATCAAGAACGAAAAGGGCGAACCGATAGACTTCAAGAACCATCTCTTCCTCTTCGACATCTACCGCGATAAGAGCGACAACATTGTCGGGCTTAAAGCCGCACAGCTTGGGTGGTCCACACTTGAGATCATCAAGAACCACTTCGATGCAAAGCATGAGCATATGGACATCATTTACACCCTCCCAACGGACGGTGATGTGCATGTTTTCGTGGGCGGTAAGGTGAACCGTATCATTGCGAACAACCCGTGCATGCTCAAGGACGTGAGAGATAAGGACTCCGTGGAGCAGAAAGCAGTCGGGACCTCGATGATCTACTATCGCGGTACGTGGAGCAAGAAAGCGGCAATCATGGTCACTGCAGACCGTCTTGTGCACGATGAGAAGGACTCGTCGAAACAAGACGTTGTGAAGGACTACCAAGCTCGTCTCCAACACTCAAAATTCAAACAGACGCATGTGTTCTCCCATCCGAGCACTCCGAACAACGGCGTGGACATCGAGTGGCAACTCTCCGACATGAAGGAGTGGTTCATTCGCTGCTCTCGCTGTAATCATCGCCAGTACCTCTCATGGGACACAGAGAACCCCAAGAAGATGAGCGTCGATATGGTGACGATGCAATTCGTATGCAAGAAGTGTCACGGCGTTCTCTCTGACGCAGATCGTGCAGTGGGGGAATGGGTGGCACGTAAGCCCGGAGCGAAATGGTCGGGCTATCACGCATCCCTCCTCATGGCTTCTTGGGTGACTGCCGCTGAGATCGTCGAGAAGTTCAACGACACAAAGCAGACGATGGACTTCTTCTACAACAAGGTGCTCGGACTCCCCTATGCGGGTGGTGGCAACAGTGTCGCTGAGGATACGATCATGAAGAACCTGACTGACGAGAAAAACACCTCGCAAGGGAGACTGGTCATGGGCGTGGATACGGGCATCGACCTGCGCTACGTCATCGGCAACAGAAACGGGCTTCTCGGGTACGGACAGGTGAAGCAATACGAGCCCGATGCGGTGCTGAACATTCCGCTTGAGCAGACCCTCGAATATTTCCTGAAGAAATTCCCCACGCTAATCATGGTGATGGACCAAGGCGGTGACATCATCGGCTCGCGCAAGCTGGCGGCGAAATATCCCGGACGCGTGTTCCTCTGCCACTACGGTGTTGACCGCAAAACCCTCCAGCTCATTCGCTGGGGTGAAGGTGATGAGAGCGGAAATGTGAATGTCGATCGTAACCGCATGATTCAGCTCGTTATCGATGAGTTCAAACAGAAACGTATCCGACTCTACAACGGGACCAAAGCCGAGTGGTACAATTACTATCTGCACTGGTCGCACATTTACCGCGTGTGGGAAGAAGATACGCTGGGCATCAGACGCTACAAATGGCTCCGTAACGATCGTGACGACTGGGTACACGCAACGGCATACTGGCGCGTGGGAATGGACCGCTTTGCGACGGATGGTGCGATCCTCGGAGCTGGTTCGCCCGTAGAGCCGACCAGCTACATGCTCAACCCCGATGGCACGGTCTCATTCAACCCTGACGAAATGTTCAAATTACCCGACCTCGATAACCAAGAAGAAGATGACTGGCGATAACCCCACACCACAACGCTTCCTGATCGCCAAAGTCGATGTTCCAGCGTTCTTGGCGTTCAAGGACAACCAAGAGGTCATCCGCATCCTCGCTGAAGCTGGCGTATTCGGCGTAAAGCAGGGCAAGGTCTCGATCAACATCCACAATGGGCAAATTCAGAGCGTCCATGTGGATGAGAGACGGTTTCATAGGGTAAGTGGGGACAAACCACCCGTGGACTGATGCATGCGCCATAGGCCAGTTTTGCGCGAAATTGGACGGTATGGCGAGCGGACGGTAGAATAGTGAGGTAGAGATTGTGGGTGTATGCCCGAATAATCAATAAGGCATATTGTCGAAAGACTCCCGTAAAAGCACCCGGAATCCTACGTTGGGACTGACAGGCTTCGACGGATAGTGATCTTTTACAACTGCGAGATAGCAACGGTCACACATGCTCGACGTGTGACACCAATGACAGCAAAAACTGCAATCAAATCTCCGTACGCACACCTCTTCTCATTCGAGAAGGTTCGGGTCGCGTAACGGACGGCGCGGAGTAAAATGTGGCGCACCCAATGCGCGTCCACTCGCGTTGTAATCTCAAGCATCGGTGCACTGCGTCTGACTGCACAGAGGGGCGCACCAGAGTAGCGCGTTGTGCTGGTGGAGGTGAAAACCCAAAAGTGCCGATCACATCGGATATATCTCGTAGACGTTGCAAAACACACTGTTCGGACGGGCGTTCGATTCGCCCCAGTTCCACAATCAAGGCTCGGTAATCCGTAGGGAGCGGAGGCAGTTTGTAAAACTGTTGGTCACTGACCGCTGTGAGTTCGACTCTCACCTGCGCCACAAGAAAAAGTGCATAACCCTGTTGAATGTGTGGATAACCCTCTTGCTGTACACTTCGTAAAGCGAGGGGTATAATTTATTAATCGTCCTTCCCATTGATCCTCCCCGATCAACCGACGATACTTTTCACAAATAAGCGCGCTCCCACTTGGGTAACAAGCGAGCCGAACATCAGCAATGATGAACGGCTCGCTTTTTATATAACACAAAATAACAATGTCAAACGCGATACTCGAAGCATTCTACAGTCTCGGAAACAAACTCAACAAAAGAAGTGGTAGTGTGTCAAGTGACACCCAAGAAGGCGTAATCTCCGAAAAACTTCCCGAGCTGAAGCTCGACATGGAGGACAAGGACATCATCGAACTCACTGAGAAATGGGAGAAGTCTTGGAACGGATCGGAGGCAAAAACAAAGTGGGAAAAAAAGGCGCAGGAGAACGAGAAGTACTGGCTCGGTGAGCACTTCAATCGCCCTGATGCAGACAAAACCCGCGCTATCGTCGATAACGTGATCTTCGAGTCACTTGAGACTTACCTCCCACAGGTCACTCGTCGCAACCCTGAACCGATGGTCTCACTCGCAGCAATCGAAGATGAGACACCTGAAGCACAGCAATTCGCCAAGGCACTGCAGAATGAACTCGGCGACCTCGCTGACGAACTGAAGCTCCGACTCAAACTCAAGAAAGCCGCACGTCATTGGGCTATCTCTCTGCTTGGTGCCGCGAAGATGGGCTGGGACCTCAACAAGGACATTCCCACCGTTCGCATCATCCGCGCACAAAAGCTGATCCTCGACCCCGACGCAACCATCGATGAGGATGGGTACACAGGCGATCGCATTGGTGAGTACCGGAAGATGGCGGCTTCGACAATTCTCAAGATCGTATCGGATGATGAGAACGCAACGAAAGTGATGACCGACCTTGTGGGCGACAAAACAGCAACCGAGGTGCAGTTCATCGAGTGGTGGACTCCGACCTATATGTGCTGGACCATGGGCAAGAACGTCCTCCTGAAGCGCAAGAACCCGCACTGGAACTACGAAACAGAGACACCCGCCATGGCTGATGATCAGGGGATGACCCCAGTGGATGAAAACGGAGAGCCTGTCATGGACACCGCCCCCGGACTCAATCACTTCGCCATCCCAAAGATCCCGTACCTCTTCCTCTCGGTGTTCAATCTCGGCAAGCAACCCGTCGATGACACCTCACTCATCGGTCAAAACCTCTCGAACCAAGATCGCGTCAACAAGCGCATCAAGCAGATCGACAAGAACGCAGACTCCATGAACGGAGGCGTCGTCGTCTCTCTCGCTCGCTCGGGACTCTCGAAGGAGCAGGCGAAGGGAGTAACGGAAGCACTCCGCAAGGGTGGCACAGTAGCGATCCCCGATGGCGCACCTGACGAAGCAATAAGACGCATCCCCGGACAAGGACTCCCCGCTGACGTGTACAACGACCTCGTGGACGTTCGCAACCGCACCAAGGACATCTTCGGTACTCGTGGCTCAAGTGCAGCAGGTCTTGAGAGCGACACAACGGTCCGTGGCAAGCTCATGAACCGCAATCTCGACACTGACCGCATCGGTGGTGGCGTGAGTGAATATCTCGAACAGCTTGCAGATGAAATCTACAACTGGCTGGTCCAACTTCTCTACGTGTATGACGATCGCTTCCAAGGCAAGCAAGCACCCAAGGTGTGCGTGTCGGTGAAGGAAGGATCACTGCTTCCGAAAGACTCGACTACGATCGCAAATCAAGCCATCGAACTCGCAGGTGCAGGCAAGATGAGCACCATCGACCTCTACAAGCGACTCGACTATCCGAACCCTGAAGAGCTCGCAGCGAATGTGTGGCTCGAAGTGAACGCTCCCGAAGTCCTCTACGCTGACAATCCGAAGGTACAGCAAGTAATGCAGCAGAGAGCGCAGGCATCACAAAATGCCGCACAAAAACCCCCATCGACCTCAATCAGCTTCAAGGACCTTCCACCTGAAGGGCAAGCCCAGCTTGCAAAACAGGCAGGGCTTGAACTGCATCCCGAGGCAATCGCCGCCTACTATGAAAATAACGCGTAGAAAGAGAGTGAAAGGTCTATGATCTCGCAGGAAAAAACGAACGAGGAAGTGCAATAGGTCTTTACGATT